AAGGCTGCTGTATCAAAATCAAAAGTTAAAATTTTATTGTTTATTCCATCTGCAGCGTCAGAATAAGCCATCATAAACCTACCGCTTTCTGAATGGAATACTGTTCTTATAGCTGGTTTGTTAGTGCAATTTTTAATTATACTGCTAACTCTATCCTTTGTGATATTTGCTATATAATTCTGATCTGCTTCATTTTCCATTGAAATACCAATGATAGAAGGTAATAATGCAAATATACCATCATCTGACACCATAGATAAACTGGCTGTAGTTAAAGCAAAGGCGTCTCCATTTATCGGTCCGTGTGCTGTAGGCAACTTCTCCCAAATAGCATCTGCCGCAGGATCTATTCCTCGCCATATCCAGCTGCCGTGTCTATATCCCACTATTATAGCGTCCATTAATACTGATAACCCTAAAATAGGGCCTTCCGCTCTTGTAGGATAAACAACACTTGTGCCTTTAACAAAAGTGGGGTCTAAATATTCGCTGTAATATAATCCGTTTAAATCTTCGTGATTACCCGCAAAAAATATCCTGTTGCTTTCAGAATGATAATGAGCAAATTGACAATTCTTAATTGGTGCTAAGTTATTTTCACTGTCAGGATTAGGAGTTACTGCTTGTACTGTTGAGCCGTCATATACATAGTATTCAGTACCAGGATCAATGAAGTATAATTTGTCCTGTAAGAAGAAATATGCTACTCTTTCTGAATTTAAAGTTTGGATAGATGTATAACTACCATCACCTGCTAAATCACACAATTCTTTATTAATAATAGCCATTAAATGAATGTTTCCGTCATTTCTAGGCCACTCAAACAGTTGTGTTACTCGTCCTGTATAAGCTGTGGTATTTACATTTTCTAATCCACCTCTTTTGCGGACACCACCTCTATTCATTACCTCTAAGTTTTCAGCTACAGTTAATTCTTCATTAGTTTTCATTATATCTGGTATATCAACATTCAACCCCATATTAAAATCAGCGTCAGCAAATTGTTGAATAGTATTAGGCACGGCGGATCACCTGTACTTTAGCTGGTGATTTAGTAGAAATTAAACTGCTGGCTGCTCTTTGTACTTTCTCTGTGAATTTCTGATAATACTTTTCTGAAATCTGATCGTCTAAATCTTCGCTCTCTCTTACCCAGGCTAATACATAATATTTTAAAGCGTTATTAAAAACCTGATGAACCTCTGTTATTGTTTCAGAAATATAGTTTAATTGGGGTGCCATTTTTCTAGCATAGATTATATATGTGCCTGGCTCATTAAAGGTTATTAAGCCATTTCTGTACTCCCAATCTAAATATAAATAATCTTCTTCTTCTACTTTAATAACTTTAACAACTTTGGTAAAGTCCCCAGGGAGTTCAAACCAGTCGTCCCCTTCTTCAAAGACTACAGTTGCTTCAATAGGTATTAAAGGTAAATCTCCCAATTCAAGTAGTGCTTCATTAATTCCTTGAAGCAGGAAACTATCCTCAAAACTTCTGCCTAACCTTTCTTCTACATAATTTTTGATGTCTATACCGTTCATATAATCAACCTCACTTTAGTCCCAGGTTATTTGGCCTCTTTCTTTTTCATCAAACCAGGCTTTAGGATATAACTCGTGATATTCTGTATCGTGATATTTTATCCAGTGTCCTTTTGAATATCTAGGAAAATCAACATAATAATCATAACCAGAAAACAAACCTATTTTACCTCGTGGGTCTATATTCCACATATTATAACCAGATATATTCAGATTACCATTTTCAATATTTGCTATAAGACTCTTATAGTATAAATATTGTGTAGTATTTGAAACTGTTTCGTGCGTATCTCTAGGCAAATTACCCTGTGAAGAATTAGGGTCATAAAATATATTAGGTTCTGTAGCCCCAGCGTCAAGAGAACTGCAACCCACTTCTGCAAAAAATATTTCTTTAGAACCTGGAGTATAAACAGTTGGTATATTACCGTTATTAGTATGGTGGTAATGTTTGTGTGTTCTCCAATATTCAAATCTTTTTATAGCATAATCTTTTTCGTTTTCAGTTAGTTTATAAGTTGTATCTTCCTCATAGTTTTTCCAACCTTCATAATCTTTTACTGAATAGTCCCAACCACGGCCAGAAGTCCAACCATTAAAATAATCTTCATAGTCTAAAGAGTATTCTTCTATTATTCCTATATAATTATCTATCATAATCTCGTCGTGCAGCTCATACACTGTGTCATAGTGCCGCCAGTGATTGCCAAATTCATCATAGAACCCGTGGTATTCAGTCCAGTTAGGAGCATATCCAACAATAACATCTTCCCAACCATTGTTAACAAAAATTTGTTTAACAGCCCTGTAAATATCATTCCACCAATTGACTGTTAAAAAATCAAACTTACCGTTCTGGTCTTCAAATTCTCCACCAGAATTATAATCTTTGAATTGGTCTATAACACTGAATTCTGAACCTAGAATAAATCTAGTTGGCTTTGTATTATTATCAACATATAACTGTGCGTAGTGTGTATTCATTTCCATAAAGTCAGCCATTAAATCATTTATTTTAGCTGCTGTTTCTACTTCTATTATACCTCTCCAGGGCTTTCTGTAGGTAGATTCAACAACCTCCACAAAAGTATAATGTATAAACTCATAACCTTTATCCATAACATAATTGCAGCCGTTAATTAACGATTGGTCTGCTGCTGTTCCTCCATATAGAGGGGTGCCGTCTATCCTGGGTAACATCAAATCCTTGTTTAAATTAGCTTCGCCCTGTCCGTTTATTATATAACCACCTATACTTATATCAACAAGTTTATCTCTTACAGGACCGTCGTTGTCGTGCCACAGGATACCTTCTGAAGTTTCTTTTAATTCTAGTTTTCCATTAAAATCTTTCCTGTAAAACTCCAGGTCCCAATCTACAGTACCGTCAATCATAGCTGTTTTATTAGGCTCTACAGAGTGAGCAGGTCTTAAAACATTTTCTTCTGGATACCAATACCAGTTAACCATCATTGAAAATCCTTTTATTGGAGAATCTGGTTTAGTTCCAAAATGATTTTCTACTTCTTCTATAGATAATTGAAAATCAGTTACATTGTTTTCGTTTATATCTTTCAAATTCAAATACTTATTATAATATTTAATTAACTCTCCTTGATTTTCATTAAAATAATAGTCTAAACTGTCTTCTTTAGCCAAATACTTGTTAGAAGCTATTGAGTTTTCGGGGTGGTATAAATCAACATCTTTGGTATAAGTCGCATTATAAGTTGCTAAAGACCTACTGTAAACTTCCTGTGTATCCAAAGCGAAATTACTTGTACCAATCATAACTAACCAGGGTTCTGTACCTTTGAAAAAGTCAGCGTCGTACTTATATTGTTTCCATTTAGCTTTAATATTATTTTTGCTGTTCCAGTTTATAATAGGCACATTAACCACCCTATCTAATTAGATTCATTTGCTACTATTTCCAGTTCTAAAATACCTTCCTGGGCTACATCTGTGTTATTAAAATAAGCTATATTAACTCCGTCTGTATCATCAAAGAAAATACTTTTTAAAGCTCCAATAACTCCTTCTTGAGTTCCAGGAGTTTGCCATTGACTGGCGTTTTTTATATATACTCCAGATAAAACTAGTGGTTCATTAAAAGCTGAACTAAACTTTATAGGAGCTGATTGTGAGTTAGGGTGCTTTATCCAAATTTGGTGGTCGCCTGTTGTTGCACCGGCCGGTGCAGGTACATTTATATAAGCATTAGCAACATTAGCAATAAATCCTGTGCTTGCTGTAAACCTTACCTTCTCATTCGCTCCAGCAGCTATAGAGTTTGCCCCGCTTGCGTCGAAATCATTTTTAATAACAGTAACTTGTTTATCTGGAGTAGTTACAGGAACTTCCGCATTTGCTATATTAGCATTGACTGATCCATCTTCATTAGGCTCTACAGTATTTCCGTTTTTACCCTGTGTTTGATTTCTAGCCATTTGTATTCACCTTCTTATTTCTTTTTAGATTTAGATTTTTCTTTGTCTTTATCTTTTTCTTCACCTTCGTAAACTTCTTCTTGAATTTTAGTGATCCTGCTAAAGGGTGAAGGGTGCTTAACTTTCCATTCTAAAAATGAGATAACTTCTGTTTCTACAGTTTCTAACTTGCCATCAGGTCCAAATTCTAAACGCCTGCCACGCTTATTCTCAACATTCGGGTCTTTACTTGTTACTGCTGTATCCATAACTAAAACTAAATTTCTAAAGCCACAAGTTCCTTTTCCTACACTTGCAAATACTGCTGGTTTTTCTGCCATAGCTGGTCTAAATTTACCATTAGGTCCTCTTTTAGCCATCTTAATTTCCTCCTTGATATAATTAAAAGGGAGGAATTACCCTCCCTTATTCTGTTGTATATTAGCCTGTAACACCAGTTAAAATACTGTGTGTTTTTTCCAGTCTTACTCTTAATCCAGCCATTGTTAGGTACTCATCTTTCCAGCCTAACTTGTCATTCTCCTGGATATTCTTTCTTAGCTTAGAGTCATTACCGCCAGCTGGACGATAGTCGATATTCTCAATATCAAGCATTAAGCCTGTATGAGCATAATCTTTCTCGAATAGCTTAGTTGTTGCGATAATTACATCACCGTGGAAGGAGATCAATCGTCTTAATCTCATACCGTAGGTTTCTTCTCCAGATGTAGTTTCAATTCTGCTTGCACCAAATTGATTAATAATACTACCAATTCTAGGTGAAGTCAGGAATAACTTACGCTTACTACCCCAATCGAAAGCCATTTCGCAGAAGTTTTCAAATTCAGCTTCTGACAATGTACCTCCGTTTGTAGTTCCTACATCATAAGCATTGGACTTGATAAACTGAATAAGTCCACCAGTCATTCTCACTTTATTAGATACATCTTCGTATCTTTCACCAAACATCATTTGCTTTTCAATATCAATTCGGTGTTCTACTGCTTTTATCTTACTGAGTCTAGTTCTAGTGTCAGTTCCTGCACGCTTTCCTTCAATTTGATTAGCCATTGAAGCGTCAAAAGGTGTACGGAATGTTTGTACCAAATTCCACAACTTATTAGGCTGTGTAGCGTGTGTTTCAGGTGCATTAGAGTTTTCTTCCATAGCATTTGACATTCTCATAATGTTATCATCTGTACCAATTGAAGCTACAGCGTCAGTACCACTAGAAGCCTGAGCGTCATAACCATAACCTCTCTCAACTGTTACATCATTACCAGCTTTAGACTTAACATACATAATCTCGCCTGTTGATCCGTTTTTCAGCAAGTCTTTAGGCCTGATAAATGAAGCGTCAGCTAAAGAGATAACTTCTTCTGTATGTGCTGTACCAGCTAAATAACTGGCAGTTAGCTTAGTCCACCAAACTTGTTCTTCTTCATCATACCAAATAAATTCCATTGAATTTACAGGTACTTTTCTAGCCCTCATTAAAATACTTAAAAATGGTGTTGCTTCTGGCATTAATTGGGCTATATCATTCGATACATCAATATCCCTGCGGTCAGAGTCAATATTGTAAGTAGTAACAGGAGTTCCGTCTGTTCCTGTCCAAATATTGCGACCGTTATAATCTAATACTGCCATTTTAATTACACTCCTTTATATTTTATTGGCTGCCGCAGGGTGTTCCTAAAATTCCTGTCAGCTAGCCAAATATCCCTTGTCTTTTATCATTCGTGTGGAAGATGTTTTGCCTAATTTCTTCCTCGGGACTCATATTATTTTGAAATCTCAATTTATTATTATGTTGAGATTGTGGTATTCTAGCAGCTTGTTTTTGAGCATTATTATACTGCTGTTGCTGTTGCATATTCTGCTGTTGCTGCTGATACTGGTTATTCATAGTTCGGACATTATTAAAAGCTATCTCAAAGCCGTTCGGAAACATTTGAGGATCTAAATACATAGGATATTGTTGGAAAAAGTTAAGCATATCGTCTTTATGTTGTTCAAATTCCTGTTCCCCATACTGCTGTTTGATAGTATCTACCTGGCTACGATAACTATTGTTAAGCTGCTGTGCCTGTTGCAATCTCTGTTGTTCTTCCTGTTTTTTCTGCTGTTCTTGTTGCTGCATTTCATTAAATTTCTGTTCAACTAATTTTTCAGCTGTCTTTAGAGAAGTTTCTGCTACAACTTTTTTGAAAACATCAGAATTATAGCCTTTCTCATAAAGTTCATTAATTGCTTCATCAGCTGATACATCAAAGTTAAGGTCTGCCATTACATCATCTAAAGTTAAACCTGTATTTTCCTGTGGCTGTTGTGGTTGCTGCGGTTGTTGATTAAAATTCTGCTGATTATTCACCTGTTGTTGACTGACAAATCGGCCGGTTTGAGGGTCCCTTCTAGGCTGCTGCATATTTTGCGGGTTTTGCATAGCCTGCTGTTGTTGCATTAAATACATCTGTCTTAGTCTTTGGTTTTCCTGTTCTAATCTACTTAACTGCTGTCTGGTCTGATCCACATTAGAAGTCTGGCCTAAACGCTGTTCCAACTCCATATAGTAATTAATTGCTTCTTCTGGATTAGAAATTTGTCTTTGCTCATTTACGCCTAACTTCTGTTCCAATTCATTTATGCTTTGCTCAAAATCTTCTGCTGATTTAAACTTTTCTCTTACATAATCAACTTTTCTGTCATAATCTGTCGATTTTTGTTGATTAACTGGGTGTTTTCCGTCTGCCTGCTGTGCCAATTCTTCTAAATTTGTCTGCTGACTTTGGTTTTCGCCTTCAAATTCTTCACCATTTGCAGGTTGTCCAGGCTGCTCCTGGGCCTGCTCAATGCCTAAAGGGTTTTCTGCACTTACATTACCCTCGTTAGCATTTTCACCGAATAATCCCATTTATTGACCTCCTAAGTTTCTAACGCCTTATTAAATCGTTTCTCAACATACTGCAAGACTGATTTCAACGATTTTCTTTCCTTCTGCAACGCTATTCTTTCCACTAATTCCAGTTCTTCCATTTCCAAAAGATCAGTTTCAATAACGCCTATACGCTTTTCAATAAATTTTTTGACATATTCCCAACCTGTTGACTGTGCCAATGTTGCGACTTCTCTTAATTCACGCTGTTTATCGTCCATTATCTCACCTGTCCTGACGATTGTTGACTAGGGTTTCTTTCAGTTTGTGGCCTTCTTCCTCTTGCTCTACCTGTACTTGCATTATCAGCCTGCTGGGCAGCTGTTGGTCTATTTCCTCCCTGCTCTGCAGCAGCCTGTTGTTGCTGTTGCATTTGCTGTATAGCCATTTCCTGGTCTGACAACAAGAATTTTTCTGCATTTTCTATATCAAAAGCCTTCAACCATTCTTCAAATAATTCTTTGTAATTAACGAATGGTACTCCAGACTGTAATAACATTTGAAGCATATGAGTTAATTGTTCTCGTCTTACATCTTTATTAGCTGCAGGATCAACATTCGTTCCTGCTGGCCTGTAATCAAATTCACCTATTAAATCACCTGTATCAATAGCACGCCAAGCGTTACCCTGTTCAAACGGAATATTAATTAACCTTTCGCTATCAATAAATTGCTGATTGTTCATATCCATTAAGTGTGCTAAACGCTTAATACCCAATTCCTCGAATATTTTTTGCTTAACTTCAAATCTCATTCCAGCATTAGATGTTTGCTTCATAGTTTCTGTTGCTGTTTGGTCGCCTGTACTTTCCGCTCCCTGCATAACAGGTGGAGTCGCAAGTGCATTTTCAGCTAAACCTTTTAATATACCCTGCTGATTGAAAGCAGAAGAAGCTACATCTGTCATATCAAATTCCTGCACATCTTCTGGACGGTCAACATAGATAATTCCGTGTGGTCTTGATACCAATTCGGACTCGTCAATGTCTGCCCCTCGTCTAACTTTCCACATCTTATTTAAGATAAAGTTGATATTATCTGTACGCTGGTTATGGAGAGTGTTTTCTTCTTCCTGAATATCAGAAATGACCTGTACTGCACTCATTCCGTAAAATTCAGAAGGTAATCTGTCATATTTGCCTACTACAAATGGTTTTTTCCTGTGTCGCCAGTAAGGAGAAGGTCCGTCATAAATAGTTTTCTGCCTGTTGACTGTGATACAATGCCTGTCATCTTCCCAATAGTGCAACAATTCTAATTCTGAATTTTTGCTAGATTTATAGTCGTTATTGCTGAAAATATCAACATTACCAGAAGAAAAACCTATCTCTGACATTCTTTTATCTCGGCCGTGTTCTAAGTTGGCTGCACCTTGTAATTCCTGTAATTCTTTAAGATCTCTTAGATAAATTCTTCCTTCATCTAAATAATCTAAAAATTCTAATCGACTTTTTAACTGATCTAAAGTAACAAATTCTCTTTGGAATACTCCTCGGCAATCGTCTAAGTTAGTACCTTTAGGGTCAGGCCAAAAATCGAAATAATCTATATTAGTTATCTCGTTATCGTCCCAAACTGCTTCTCTGGTCTGCCTGGTCTGATATATCTGCCTGCCTGTATATTGAGGTACTCCAAATTGATTTCTAATGATCTCGGGTACTGGTACTTTTTTCTTTACAAAATCTTCCTCGTATCGCCACCCAACGCCCATAATTCCTAAAGGGAAGATTAATAGAGAAGTTATATAATCATAGTATTTAGAAACTATGTTGTTTTTATCCAACTGCTCATTAACTAAAGAAGCAGCCACCTTTGCTTTATCTTCTGCCATATTCATAGGAAATCTGTCAAAATTTGTCGGCTTAGGCAGAAAATCTATATAAGGTGGAGATTTAAATAATCCCATTACATACCTTGCCCGAATAGTATCTACAATCTGATAGGCTCTAGGTATATGGATATTAGAGCGGGTATTTTCTTCTTCGTCTTTTTCCCTAAATTTTTCTTTATAGCCAACAACCTGCTTATACCATCTAACCGCCATATCGTCCCATTGACTACGATAACTGTCAAAATGATTAAATAGCGATATTTGTTCCTGGAATAAGTCGCTTGCTTCCTGCTGTAATGTAGTTGGTCGGTTAAAAATCATTTAATCACCTTCTCGGCTGCTGTGGTTGTTGTGGTGGTGCTTGTGGTCCTGCCCCTGCTTGTTCTACCTGCTGCAATCTAGTAATAAGCTGCATAGCTAACATTACTAATTGCTGTTGATCCATTTGAGATAATCTTTGCTGCAGCTGTTGCATTTGTCCTCCGTTTTGAGGACCAGCCGCCATTCCTGGACCTCCAGGTTGTTGTGGTGGTTGTCCCATACCCATTGGCATAATAACCCTCCTTAAAACAATACTATATAAATAGAAAAAGCCCCCACCACCAGTTATTACCTGATAGTAGGGGCTGCTTGAGCCGCTTGATTATTTTTCTTTATGTTCCAAAAATGAGTAAACTTTTCCTCCTAAACGCTGAAAGTATATGTTCATACTGCTACATCTAGGACATTTTTTCTTTATGACACCTTCAAAATCGGCTTCTCCCAATACTTTATTACAATTTTTACATCTTAATTCTTCTATTGTCTTCCACCTCACTTTAAGAATACCACCAAATTAAATAATTTGCAAACTGCAAACTTTAGTTTACAACCTTTTATGAAGGGCTTCAACAAGCCTAACACCTTCGGCAGCCGTTAAATCAAAGATAACTGAACACCACATAGCCATATATCCGTCATCTTCGGGAGTCTTACAGCATTTAGCATATTCAACAAGTATTTGGGCTGTATCTCTGTCATAATCATCATACATAATAGACTCCTTAATAGCCTGTAGAAGATGATATAGGCTTAATCCTGCGTTTTCTAGTTTCCCTTAACTTCTGCCTGGTCTTGTTGTTCATCTTCGGTCTTGGTCTTGACATACAGTAATACCTAATCATATCGTGGCAATTATGCACTAAAATACCATTAGCAAAATACTCTGGCTGTTCAGCTACAGATAAATTATAAACTATTTTTTCTTCTTGTTTTCCAAATGAGCTTACCCACACATTTTTTTGAGCAAGTTTTTGCTGCTTAATAACATCTCTTTTATAATTTTCTTCTACCTCTATTATATCAGAGTATCTAATTTCATTAAGTGGAATAAAACCTCTGTTTTTAGTATATATTCGGTGATCTTTGGTAGCTTTTAATTTTCTACCATTTGTAAATTCTACTTCTATAACTTTAGATTTTCTTGTAGGATTAGCTTCAATAACAGGTTTATACCCTTTTCTAGTTAAAACTAAATCTCCTATTTCTATATCTTCTATATTCTTTTTGCCATTAATTGTACTGATTTTAGTTCCAGCTACAAAACAATGATCCTCTTGCCCGTTATCTAAATCATCTGGCTTTTGAGGGTGGACTTTAAGTCCAGGAAAAATACGAATAGTATTACTGCAGCTTTGAGTAAATCTCAATTTACATAGTGGCTCTCCGTTCCTATCAAGTACATATTCTCCCTGCTCGTCCTTAATAGGAGTAATAAACTCGTGAAATCTTCGCCAACCCATAATCCTGTCTTTATCTGCCTGTCGCCAGGGTCTTAGTCCGTGTTCTTCCATAATATCTATTGTAGTTTTCCCTGTATCCTGATTTTTAGCCCAACAAGAAGTATCACCTACAATATAATCTATCTGTTCAGGTACACCGTTAGGATCTCTTGATAACATTCGTATATCTTCGGCCTGTTCTGGATCAGTTTTGTGGAAAGGATAATATTCTCTATACATAACAGCCCAACCATCAGGTGAAATAGCAAACCAGCCAGCTGCTGCTCTATTATAACCACCATCATAGGCCATAACTATACGCCAACTGTCGGGTGGATACCATTCTTGCCCGTAAGGAATGTGAATATCTGGCCGCCATTCGTGAAACATAGCTCCAGCACCAGCAGAAAACGCTTCGGCAGGTGAAGCAGGATACTCTTTCTTAACTGAATTAGGAATATCTGCAGCTGTCCTGTCATACCATTCCTGATTACGGTCAGGGTGAGCATACCAGGGTATAAACATACCAGTAAAAGAGTTTTTACCGCTACCTTTTTCCCCTTTAAACTCCCATTTAGCGTTCTGCCATATATCTTCGTGCAAAGTTCCTTTATCAGCAGTAGAAATACCTATAACTTTACCACCAGTTGCACGGTTAATGGTAGGATAAGCCGCTTCCCATATTTCTTCTGCAAAAGGGTGGAAAGCCCACTCGTCCATTATTACCTTATTTGCTGTAAATGATCTAGCAGCACCAGGAGAAGATGTAAAACCTTTAAAAACAGAAGGCTCTTTATCGCCTGGGTGATGAATAATTATATCCAGCTTATGCTGCTCGTACATAATACCAGTAATGTTCTCTTTTTTATCCTCTTTTTCGCCTTTTTTATCGACAATTAGCCAATTCGGCATATATTTGAAAATAAAGCCCATTCTTCTGACTAATTCCTTAACATCACCTTCTGTCTGTGAAATAGTATTAGCAGAAAAACCAGGATTATAGATTAAATCGTGAGAAGTATCAGCTAAAGCTAACCAGGTTATACCAAGCTGCCTGGCTTTCAAGGTAACCACTCGGTCCTCTTTGATAAATAAATCTAATAATTCCTTTTGAGCGTCCCACAATTTGAAAGGAATAACTATATCTTCGGAGTCTTTATCCTCGATATGCACAAATTCCTCGATAAAATCAGCTTTATTTTTCTTGTAAGCTATATATTTAACCATTTTCCTGTCGGTAGGATCTCTTAAATCAAAACCCAATTCTTCAAATTTTTGCTGTATTTCATTAGCATTAGCCACATTAACCACCTAAAATATAGAAAAATCTATATCATCTTTGTATTTTTCGTCCTCTAATATAACTACTGGTATTCCTCTATAACTTTTTAAAACTTTATTTTCTAATTTGCCATCACCTACACCGTGTATAAAAAAATCTTCCGCTGCTAAAAGTTTTTCGTGAACATTCTTACCTAAAAATAATCTATCTATTACTATATCGTTTAACTCAGCTTCCTCTATTTCTAAGTCAATTTCTTCTAATATTTCGATAACTTCTGATATATCTTCGCCGTTTTTAACAAATTCCTCCACAGTAAACCTCCTTCTTGAAGAAAAAAGCAGTCTATAATATGCCATAACACATTCAACACAAATATTACCTTCAAGCATTGTGTCGGTTGCGGTGCCTGAAAAGAAATTGCCGCCACAAATAGAACAAACTTTATCTCCTACCCTATATTTCACTTAATCACTCCAAATCGTTATCTATTCTTTTTTCTATAATACCTATAGCTTCACTTTTTGCTATATTTTCACGCTCAAACTGCTTTAACTGCGGATAATTACCTGCATTATACTTCTGTTTAAGCAATTTTTTCTGCAAATTCTCTATTTTACGCTGTTTACTCATTGTTTTTCACCCTTTAAACTATCAAAAACTTTTTCTTTATCTTCAAAATCTAACGGAAGCATTGTCAAATCTATCCTGTGTTCTTCTGTTGGCATTTCTCTAATAAATTCCCAACCTGGTGCTGATATATTAATAATAAACCAATTATTATTTGTTGATTTCAAATAGTTAATTAATTCCCTACCAATCCTTGCCGCTTGTTTGTCTGTTAAATAATCCTTTTCATTTTCGTTAATATCAATTGGAAAAGCAGAAGTAGAAATTATATCGTGTAATGTTTCTGATTTATCAAGCAATTTTCTAAAATTTTTACTCATATTTATACCTCTTTCAGCATTTTAATTTCACGCTGCAGCCATTTATATGCCCCAGCTCTAAATAAATTCTTAATATTGACTAAATGCCCGAATTTAGTGTCAGCTTTACCTACTAATTTTGGTCTGTATCTACCCATATTAACCCTTCTTTCTTCTTTTTCATTGCTAGAAAAATCACCATTTAGCCATTTTAGCCATTGTTTTTCTTTCCCAGCTGGTACTAATAAGTATTTAATGATTACCTCCTAAATCTATATAAAGAGGGCAGCCTTATACGGAGAGTTTGCGACACTTAATGCAACGCCTTCTCACTACCCTCTTTATTGCTTAAAGTTCCTCAAAGTGTATTTTAGCTCTATAATTTTCTAAATCTAGTTCAGTATAATATTTTGCTATCGGTCTTTTATCCAAATATAGTACAAAATAATCCTCATATATTTCCCAGGAATTTTCAACCATTATCTGCAGCCTGTTTAAATCTAATTCATCAGCTTTTATCTTATGTTCTACTAAATCATCTAATTCAGCTGCAAATTCAACATCATAATCTGCTACAACATCTATGATCTTATCCTGAATAGCTCTATTTTCAGTTATAGCCATTTCTAAGCTATTCATCATCTTCAACTGGCCTTATATCAAGAATATTACTAACTCTTACAGCTAGTTTAGTATTATCATAGTTGTATTTTTCCAGCAAATCATTAACACCAGCTAAACCTTTAGCGTGTTCAGTATTTTTAGCAATGACTTTTTTATCAATTTCAGGCACAATATTTTCTACTTGACTTTTCTCAACTGCTAAAACCTGATAAAGACTCCACATTTCTCTTGGCTCTCTCGGCTCATTTGCCCTCATACCTGTTGCTGTCATATTACCTTCCTCCTTTGTTGGTCCCATAAAATTAGCAATACCTCCACAAGTATATCTTAAAGCGTCAACCCGATGTTCTCTTTCCATTTGAGATGTATCAGTTACAAATGCTTTTTGCTTTGCTTCTTTATACATTCGCATTAAAGGACTATTATCTGGCTCAATTACTGGTATATCTTCTATTGGCGACGGTCCACAATCTCCAACTAATATTTCCCTACCAATCTCGTGCCTTATTTCCTCGTTAACTCTTGCTCTTAGTTCTTTTCTTGATACTTTTTCTATCCTCATTCCTAAATCGTCCATACTTTTAGCTTCTTTCATAACCATTTTGGCATATTCCTCGTTGTCCATATTTACCTCCTAAACACTAATCCACATAACTATACCTGCTAACAACCCAGCTAAAAGTAAAGCGTTGAATAGTCTTAACATCATTTCACCTTCTCATAAGTCTTATGGAATATATCAGGTTTGCAAGGATAAAATTCGCCATTAACACCTTTAATGATGTAATCGCCTACACTAGCTATCATTGTTCCTTCTAAAGTTTCAATTTCAATTTTTCCCTCTGAACTTCCATTTGGTATAGTTTTAACTCTTATAGCTTTATCCATAAATTCTGCTATTTCTAAATCATTATATTTTTTTGCTATTCCGTGTTTACAAGGTATTTTTTCTATCAACTTAAATTGTATAGCTTCAATAACAACTGGTTTTTTTCGATATTTTGCCATTTTATCCCCCTTTAAAACTGCTTTGATAAGACAAAACTAACATTATTCAACAACTTCCCAATCGTTTGATAGCATATCAGGTTGTGAAGCTAACCACCCTGGCTGCCATTTCTCGCCAGCGGTCCACATAACTATATACCCCTGACATTCTAAATCTTTCCCTTCTGGTAAAAATTTTCTGCTTCTACCATTAACCATGCTTTCTTCAATAGTTACAGGTGGCATATAGCACAGCCACATATTTTTACCATTCCAACCTTTTCGTGCAATTTTTTTGCCTTTTTTTAATTCTTCTAATGCTTTACCAAAATTCATATTGCCCTCCTTAAAACTGCTTTGAAAGTGTAAAACTAACATTATTCGGGGTCTTGCAATCCTGCTTTATTCTTAAATGGCCTAAAGGAAGT